GTTGGGCCTTCCTACGGCACGCAGCGTCAGGAGGCGTTCAACGCTTTCTCGCAAATGCTGGCGCAGAATAAAGAAATGTGGACCGTTGTTGGCGACTTGTGGGCGGAAAGCGCGGACTTCCCTGGCAGTGAGAAGCTGGCCAAGCGGCTGCATCGCATGGTGCCGCAATCCGCGCTTGGTGGACCGACGCCTGAGATGCAGAAAATGCAACAGGAATTCCAACAGGTTGCGCAACAGGGTCAAGCGGAAATTGGCCAGTTGCAGACGGCTTTGACCGAAGCGCAGCAGAAGCTGAAAGACCAGTCCGAAGACCTGGCGCGCAAGGAATTTGAAGCGGAAACGCAGCGAATGGCGGCTGTCGGCAAGATTGATCCCGAGGCGTTTAAGCCGGTTATCCGTGAAATGGTATCGCAGATGATGGGGCAACCGATTGTCCCGCTAATGCACGAACACGCGATGGCGGAACAAGCCATGCAGCCCGCGTTTGCGCCGGTTGAACAAGGGATGATGGCGAATGGCGATTAACCCGCTCACTGGCCAGGAGACAAACAGCGGGCTGTTTGGTTCCGGCGTATCGAGTGCGGCGCGCCAAGCCCGTCAGTATCCGGCATGGATGACGGACATAAACGCGCGCGGCATTGGCATGGCGCAGCAGTTCAACGCGCCGCGCGTTGCTCCGATTGATATCCCGCGCGGCGATGGGCTTGGCGGGTTTAACGACCAGTCTGTTGCACCGCGGATAGCCATGGAACAACCGGCATTTGCCGGCTTTGACCAGCCGACACAGGGCGGCGATGGCGGCGGGTTTGTCGGTGCAGGCATATTTGGCGGCATGTCTGACGGGCTTGGGCCAACCGGCAACGAGCAAATGGGCAACGATGCCAACGCTGCCGCTGGCAATGAAAACGCATCCGCTGGCCCATCAGCGGAAATCGCCGGAATGCCTGGCATGTATCACGGCGGCATTGTGACGCGGAACAAGCTGCGTGGTCCTGACCCGAACGGCCCTGACGATGGGCACGTTGCAATGGACCTCGGCGAGGGTGTTCTGACGGCCAAGGCGGTGCGGCACTACGGGCCGGGCATCGTTGAACGGTTGAACAAGTTGCAGGTGCCTAAAGGGGCATTCGGCAAACGTTGACGTGCCTACCCTAACCGGCAGGGTAAGCCGGGCGGCTATCAAACCATCATGGAACACATGAGCGAATCACTGGAAAGCGCCACGCAGGGCGCGACGGTTGACCCCGTTGAAACTGCGCCTCAGCCCGCAACCGATACCGCTCCCAATACCGGGCAGGAGCAACAGGCAGACACCGCAGAGACGCAGACCGAAGACGCGCCAGAGGAACCTAAGCGCAAGCCATGGTTTCAGCAGCGCATTGACGAGTTGACGCGGGAGAAGCATGAAGCACGGCGACAAACGGAACAACTGACTGCCTACCTGCGCCAAATTCAGCAGGGACAGCAGCCGGAACCGCAGCAAAGCCAAGCCCCAGCCGGATACGTCCCGGCTTCGGAGGTTGGGCGGATCGCGGCGCAGCAGATCGAGATGGCACGCTTTAACGCCGCCTGTGATGACGTTGCAGACCATGGCGCCAGCGTGTTCAAGGACTTTGATTCCGCTGTGCAAAACTTCCAAAGCATCGGCGGACCTCCGCCCGCGCTACTGGAAGCCGTGACCGCGCTAGGCAAGGAGGATGGGGCCAGGGTCTTCTACGACCTTGGGATGAACCCGGACGAAGCCATGCGCCTCGCTCGATTGTCGCCTGCCCGGATGGCTGTGGAAGTCGCCAAGATGGCTGCAAGGCCAGCGGCTCCTAAGCCTGTGTCGAAAGTGCCTCCGCCTATTACGCCAATCTCTGCCGCCCGAACGGAAACGGGTGGCGAGCCGGATGCCAAGAGCAACCCGGACGCTTGGCGCAAGTGGTTCCGGAACGGCATGCGAAACCGCTGAGGCGCGCGCCCGCGACGCTTAACCAATTCACGGCTGCCTTAGGCAAGCAGCCTCGCACTGTCGCGATGACAGCGCATTCCCATGATGGAGCCTTCCGATGCCCAATGCTTTGCTTAACGTAGACATGATCACCAATGCCGCGCTTGAAATCCTGCACCAGAAGTTGAACTTCGTGGGCAGCATCAACCGCGCGTATGACAGTTCGTTTGCCCAGGAAGGCGCCAAGATTGGCTCTACCCTGCGCATTCGCCTGCCAAACCAGTTCACCACCGTGACCGGCGCGGCGCTGTCTCTGCAAGACGTGCAGGAAACCAGCACCACCCTGAGCGTTTCGACGCAGCGGCATGTCGATACCGTTTTCACCAGCACGCAGCTTGCGTTGAACGTGTTTGACTTTTCGCAGCAGGTTCTTGAACCGGCAATGGCGGTGCTGGCGGCGAACATCGAGGCCGACGCTTTCAGCATGACCCGCGACGTTTACAACACCGTGAACGGCTCGGGATCGGCGCAGACCCTGCGCAACATGCTGCAAGCCCGCAAGGTTCTGCGCGACAACCTGGCGCCGGCTGGCATGTATATGGCCCGGCTTGACACGCAGTCCAACGTCGATCTTGTGGACAGCCTCAAGGGCTTGTTTCAGTCCTCGCAGAAGATCAAAACGCAGTATGAGGAAGGCGTCATCGGCCAGACCGCAGGGTTTGAGTTTGCTGAAAACACCTTGCTTCCGTCGTTTACTTTCGGCGCCCGCAACGCTGCGTATCTGACCAACTCGGCGGTTGCGCAGCAGGGCGCAAGCCTGATCGTTGACACTGGCGCGAATGCCATGGTCGCGGGAGACGTGTTCACCATCGGCGGCGTGTTCCGGGTGCATCCGGAAACCAAGGCCAACACCGGCATCTTGCAGCAGTTCGTTGTCACGGCGGCTTACGCTGGCGGCGGTGGCACGATCAGCATCAGCCCGTCGATTGTGGCAACTGGCCCATACCAGAACGTCACCAACGCCGCCGCTGACAATCAGCCGCTTGTGTTCGTCGGCACCGCGTCGGCAACCACGCAGCAGGCGTTGACCTACCACAAGGACGCCTTCACCTTCGCAACCGCTGACCTCATCCTTCCGGATGGTGTTCACTTCGCGGCGCGCAAAGTGCAGGAAGGGATCAGCCTTCGCGTTGTCCGTCAGTATGACATCAACAACGATCAGCTTCCCTGCCGTATCGACGTGCTTTACGGCTTCAAGACGATCCGTCCGCAGCTTGCCTGCCGCGTGCTGGCGAACTGAGCAAACGCCGTGACCCCGGTTCGATTGATCCAGCTTATCCTTAGGGATGCCGGGGTTAACGGCGTTGGCCAAACACCGAGCGCCGAAGACAATACGGACGTGCTCGACACGCTCAACATGATGCTAGACGAGTGGGCAACAAAACGCTGGCTTGTCTATCATCTAGTCGATGTGTTTGTCGCGACCAACGGCGCGCAATCCTACACCATCGGGGCGGGTGGCGACTTCAACACCACTCGCCCCGATCAGGTGCAGGCGGCTTTCTACCGCTCCACGCTGGCGCCTGCCCAGCCTGTAGACTACGTGCTTGTCGATATCGGCTCGCGCGAGGACTACAATCGAATTGCCGTCAAGACGGTAGGCACTTGGCCGGGCTGGTATTGGTATGATGCCGCGTATCCGCTTGGTGTGATCTATCCGTGGCCGGTTCCTGAGGCTGGCGGCGGGGAACTGCACTTGACGCTAAAACAGCCCCTTTCGCACTTCCCCGACCTGACAACCGACATTGCCTTGCCGCCTGTCTACGTCAATGCCTTGCGCTGGTGCGGTGCGCAGCGTGTGCGTCCGATGTATCAGTTGCCCAAAGACCCGCAAATTGATGGCCTGGCGCGTGCTGCGCTGGCGGCGGTTCGCGGGCCGAATGTGCAGATGCCGCGCCTGATGATGCCGGTTGGCGTGCCCACTCCGGGGCGGCGTTACAACATCTTCTCTGATCGCATCAACTGATGCGGATCGCGCTGAAGTCCGGGGCATACACGGCTCGCAGCGTAATTGCTAACTGCCAGCGGAGCGTCAACCTTTACGCCGAGCAAAACCCGGAAGATGCGCCGGTTCCGTTCACTTACTACCCCACGCCGGGGCTGCGGCTCCTATCTAACCCCCCGACTAACGGGGCGGGGCGTGGGGTTTACCGCGCAAGCAACGGTTTGCTGTATGCGGTGGTTGCGCAAAAGCTTTACCGCGTGGCCAACGACTGGACCTTTACGGAATTGGGCACGCTGTCTGACGTGCTGACCACGCCGGTTTCGATGGCGGATAATCAAACGACGTTGATGGCGGTAGA